AGTGCCAAACTTATCAGTTTCTTTTATAGGTTGAATAAAACAATAACCTTTAGGACATAACCATTCCTTGTCTCTCTTATATAAAAATATTTGATCGCGATATATAAGATAAGTATTTTCGTTAAACCAGCTTCTACTATTTCTTTCTCTACCTTTCACATCGTTCCAACGTCTAAAAACATTAAAATGAGTTATAATAGTATCACCTGGTTTTATACCTAAATCATCACCTATTATAGGTGTTGACACAACCGTGGCCTCTCTGTTGATATAATGGTGATTATATATATCTGTGTTTAACACTAATTCTTTATCACCTATTTTTTTAATATTATTATATCTACTACCTTTAGGCGTTATAACAAAATTATAAATACTTTTCACTTTAATACTCCAAGTTATACTCTACAGATACAGCCATATTTTTATTAAAATCTTTCCACGGTAATACATCTTTGCCTTTTTTAATATAAACAGAAAACTTATCTTGTTCTTCTATTATATCACAAATAGTATGTCCTCCATACACTTCCTGACCAACAGAATAGTGCATAGCGTCGTTTTTGTAGTCTTTACCTACACTAATCTTTCTTATCAGTTTGCTCATTGTTATAATTTATAGTTCCGTCTTGGATATTAATATCTGAAGTGTCGTATTCTTTTTTAAAAGCTTCTTGTATTTCTAATAGCTTTTCATTAGCTTGAAATAAAGCGTGCAGTAAATTATGCTTTTGTGTTTCCATAGTTCCTATATCAAACTTAAGTCTATTTACTGTACTTACAGTTCCCTGTAGTTCTTTTAATTGTTCATCGGATATTTTTTCCGCTTTTGGTTTTAAGTCAACCATTTTTTCTTTTTTCGCCATGTTTATTTAATTTAAGTTAATTTTAATTTTTTACTTTTCAAAGCAAAGTATAAGCTCTACTGGGCTAGCGTTTATTATCTCATCTTCATCAGCTATGGCTACACCAGTTACCGCGTCTAAAACTATATTTGTTGCAGTTAAAGATTTAACTGTACCTATCGCTGTATCAGAGTCATGTACGTGTACTGTATCTCCTATATCAAAGAAGTTTAAAGCTGAAACTGTTTTAACATCAAAGTTTGAAGCAGCTCCAGCTGAAACAGCACCATCAGCTAAAATACCTGTAGAAAAGTTATAACCAGATCCACCACTAACCGTAGCACCTATATATAATTTATCATAACCTACATTTGTTCCAGATTCTGGAACACCTTGTAAAACACAAGCTGGAATTTGATCATTAGTAGCCCCATGTCCTAAACTACCCACTGTTACATGGTCAAGATCTTGCTTAAAAGCAGATGTGTTAAAATGAACAGCTCCTATAACATTTCTATAATAACCTGTTCCGCCAGCTGTAGCGTTACCCGTACCTAAACTACCAGGGGCAGTTGAACCATCTGGATCTGTTTTAGCAAAAAACACATCCATACCTTTAACTGTTTGTGCTCCTCTCATAATCATAACTATATCTACTAATTTAGCAGCGCCTTTAGGTATGTCAAAAGCAGTCCAGTCAAACATAAGATCTCCAGCTCCAAACACTAAATCTGTTTTGTCTGATTGTATTTGAGTAGCTACAGGTAGTACTGGTTTTACGCTTACTGTAAAATATTTTCCCATAATTTTATTTTTTTACTTTTTCTAGTGAGCGTCCGCCGAAATAAGCGCCGATCACTGTTATTAATACTAATTGTAATAAATCTATCCAACTAGACTTAACTTCAAATTGCAATGCTCCAGCATCGATAAATATTATCAACACTGTAGATATTACAAGAAATATTAAGGTTAATGGACGGATGTTTTTTGAAAGCCACGAATCAGAATTCATATCGAACTTCCATCTTTCGGTTACTTGTTTCTGCATCTCTGCTTCGTAACTCATAATCATATCTTTGATTTTTCTTTCAGCTTCTAGCTTTTCTTCTTTAGTTGTAGTTAAGTTATCTATAACTCCACCTACGTTTTTTATAAGATCACCAGCTCCTGCCGAAAATACTTTATTTAATATACTCATAATTTAATTTTATTTTTTAGCAAACTTTTCTAGTCCGCTTATACCAAAGCAACCTAGCACCACAAATACAAATGAATCATATACAAATTCGTTGATTACTAAATCTTTACCTGTGTAACCAGTCACTAAGTCTATTATCATTATTACACACATTATAGCGAATGCAATAAAACCTATAATAGATTTTTCGTTCCAGTCGTTATTATCTTTAAAAATATTCATTTATTAACTTTTTTCTGCTTTTTCTGCTCTTTTTTCCCAAGGAAATCTACTATCTCCTTCTTCATACCACTTGCCATTATATTTTATTTTACCATCTTTTCTAGGATAAGTTTTACCTTTATACTTAACCCAATCATCACCATAACTTAATATACCAGCCTTCATATCTTTAGCATGCTGCGTCTCATGTTTTATTACTTTCTTTTCTAATGCTGTACCCGGTTTAACATCTTTATCTATATAAATTGAACCATCCATATTAGCTTCACCTAAAACTCCATCTTCTAGTTTCTTTCTAAATATAGGTGTATCTTCAGGCGTTTTATATTGTCTAGTTTCTCTACCTAATTTAAAACCTTTTTTGTTTAACTTAAAAGCCATTAGTCAAAAGGATTTAATTTGTTTTGTAAATCTAAAATTTGATCTTTTAAGTTTTTATATTTAGTAGAGTTTTTATCTACTCCAGCCATTTCAATCTCTAGTTTGTCTATTTGTGCTAAGATAGCTTTTTCTTCATTACTACCTTCTTCCATCTTAACGTCTCTAACTGTTTTAGTTTTAGTTTTTGGATCGTTTTTGTACATTGGAGATTTTTTTGGATACGGTGATCCTTTCATTTTAAATGCCATATTATCTATCTTTATCTTTAATCATATCATCTATAGCTTTATTGTAAACTTTATCTGTATATGATTTGTTGTTAAAAAATATACTTCTATCTGAAACAGGTAAATCTTCTTCTCCTAGAAGTATTCTATATATTCTGCTTATCAATTGAGAGCATTTAAACGAGGTTTTAAATACAGAATATTTAATAGTTGTTCTATTACGGTGTCTCCACGTTTCTATCCAACCTTGACTTCGCAATCTCTCCCATCTTTGTTTATCCCACGAGTATGTATACACCCCGTTGATAAAATCGTTTCGTGTAAATCTTCCTTTACAATCTAAATAAATTAATAATTCTAAATCTGCGTCTTTTAATCCATAAGTCTTACAGGCCCATT